GTACTTTTGTTGATTTTGCTTTTGTGCTTTCTCCTTATTTGCTTACTCCACCTGAAGTAGAAATTGAATGGATATATTTTTCTTATGAAATGGATAGAATTAGCAAAGAATTTAAGTTTGCAGCTTATTTTTTTCTGTATGATTATGGCATTGAAAGCTTTACTTATACCAATGGAAAAAAATATGAAATCAGTGCTAATTATCTTATGGGAAAACTGCTGGATGAAGTTACTTTAGAGCAAATAAAAGTATCCACAGAGCATGAAAATATGCTTAAAAATATCTATCTTAGAAGGATAATTCCACTCTTTGGAGAGTACAATGAAAATGGTGTTCAAATCAAAAAAGGCAAAATAGATTTTATAGAACAAAGAGAGAATCCTACCGGTATCAGAAACTATCTTATTAATTATGCAAAAGCTAATGGAAAGTTTATTTATCAGGACTATGAAACTACAGATGCTAAAGGTCAAAAGGTAAAAAAACAAAGGGTAATAGGCTATAAAGCAGATAACTCTGAAAAGTACCGCATTATTATTTTAGACACATTAAGAAAAGTACCTCCGGAAAGAGGTTTTAATAAAAAAGAAACAGTGGATAAGGTTTTAGAGTATCAGGAAGAACTTAGAAATCTCTGTCATTTTACATTCATTAACATCATACATCTTAACAGAAGTATGTCTGATATAGACAGGCTTAAATACATGAAAGACTGCTTATATCCTACAGGAGATGATATAAAAGATACAGGAAATTTAAGTGAAGCTTGTAACTATTTGTTCACCATGTTTAATGCTAATGATGACAAGTACAATCTTGACAAACATTTTGGTATGAAGTTGACAGGCAACAATAAAGAAGTGCTGTACCCCAACTACAGAAGTCTTCATTTAGTAGAAAGCAGAGAAACTTTTTGTCCAAGGCACATCAGATTAAACATGAGTGGTAACAATAACAACTTTACTAAACTGATTGAAAGAACTTAATTTATCACTTTTAAATTATCAATTATGGAACAAGGAATAGTTTTAGGCAGTCTTGAATTTGATTTAGCTATGTCTGCAGAAAAAGAGTTAGAAGACAGCAAACATGCTGAAGAAATGCGAAAATTAAGAAAAGCTAAGAAGGAAAAGCTTGTAGAAGGAGTCATAGATGATATTTTCACTGATATATATGAAAACAGAAAGTACATAAAGGAACTCTGCAGAGAAGCTCTCAGAACAAGGACAAACAAAGACCTTATTTCTATTGTAAAAGGAAATTAATTATTCACTCAATAAATCAATAAAAGCATTATGGCAAAAATCTTGATTTTGGCTCCTTCAGGTTTCGGTAAAAGTACCGGAATAGGGCCAAGTGCAGAATTGGGTATTGAAGGGTTAGATCCCAAAGAATCTTACATTATTTCAGTGACTTCTAAAGCTTTACCATTTCGTGGTAGTGAAAAGCTTTTTCCCTCTGCAAAGAGTAAAGGAGTTCCTGTTAAAATTGAAGATTTAAGGGGTACAAGCCGCTTTATTTCCAATGATGCCAAAAGAATAGCAGAAGTACTCGCACTGCTAAAAACAAATCCGAGAATTAAAACTATTGTCATTGATGACACTAACTACATTATGCAGGACTATTACATGGATAATGCATTAAAAACAGGTTGGGATGCTCCTAAGAAAGTAGGGTATGATATGGGTGTTATTTTCAAAGCTTTAGAAGGTTTGGAAGACAGAAATATCATTGTCATGGGACACTATCAGATGAAACCTTTGGCAGCAGATGAATCCAGAGTAGAGTATACTTTAAAAACTACAGGTAAAATGGTAGATGAGTATTTAACTCCCGGTGGTAAATTTGACATCTGCCTGATAGGAAAAACTGGCATGGAAACCGGTGAAAACAACATTAAAAAAGTAGTAAAATTTTATGTAACTAATGATGATGGAGAAACAGCAGGAGCAAAATCAGCTCCGGGTATGTTTCCTCCTACTATAATCAATGACCTTGGTTTAGTTGTCAAAAAAGTTAATGAATACTATGCAGGAGAAGCTCCTGTGGTGCAATCAGATGTTGCTTCAGAGCAGGTTACTCCTGTTACTCCTGTAATTTTATCAGAAGAACCCGGACCATTAGCCTAGGCTTTTGTAATAGAATCTAAAAATCTTTTTATTTTTAACTCAAAAATCTTTAAAAAATGTCAGGACAGACAACAACAAATGCAACAGAAGTTGCAGTACCAGAAAAGAAAGCTATCACTGTGAGCCAGGTGCAGCAAGATCTAAAAGATGGCTTAGACAGAAAAGCTATTGGAGCAAAATACAGCTTGAAACCTTTTGAGGTGGCAAAGATGTTTCAACACCCTAAATTGAAAAACAAAAAAGTTATCAAACCAAAAGAGCTTTCTTTTGATTTGGTAGATGATGTGGAGTCTGCTTCTGCAGATGCACATGAAGGTGGACCTTTAGCTGAAACAGTAGTTGAACCAATTTCTGAATCAACACCAGAAAATAATGAGCCGCAAGTTTCTGCCACAAACGGAGCTTTTAACTAGGCCATTAAACTAAACAATTATTAACAACAAACAAAGAAAAGTATCAATTATGAATAACTACGGTTATCAGGATGATGAAGTTAAAAGTGCACCTTTTGGCTTTGGACTGAATGCAGGTGCAGCTAAACTAAAGAAGTTTGAATACATCACCAATGGTGGTGCAGGTGGGACTGAAGGAGAGGCAGTGGATATTGTCTTTGATGTGAATGGCAGAGATGTAAGTTGCAGAAAGTTTCCGGTGAAAAAAGTGTACAACAAAGAAGGTGTAGAATTTACATCTGAAAGCACTGAAGAAGCTAAGAAACTATTCAGAGCAGCTTATGATGAGTTCAATGCCTGGATGGTAGCTTTGTTGAAGTGTTATGTTCCGGCAGAAACCATTCAAAGAGCTTTAGCAACTCCTATCAACAGTTTTAAAGACTATGTTGGAGTACTAAGAGCTTTATTTCCACAAAACACAGGCCAAATTTCTTTAGATATTTTTATGGAATATCAATGGCAAATTTCAGGAGAAAACAACAGAACTTTTTTACAAGTTCCCAACAAAACTAAACAGGGTAAATTCATCTGTGCTGCAGTTCCTGCTGTAAGTGGAAGTTGGAAATCTGTTGTAGTAGCTGACCCTGATGACAAAGAAAGAAGAGCTTTGAAGTATGTGGATGGTGCTGGAAATGAACATCCTTTCACCAGAACAGGCTGGTACATGAACAGCAAGTATGCTAACATGCAGGAAGAAGGCAAAGAAGAAGAGGCTCAAACAGAGATGCCTGCCAATGCTATGGGAACTTCTGCTGATGCAGGTCCTACTGATCCAGGTGCAGTTTGGTAACAACAACTTTTATTTTATTTTCAATAGAAAAGCCTTGCTTATGTAAGGCTTTTCTTTAATTTTTCCTCATGTACGGATACAATGAA